ATGGCTTGTTATTCGCCACGCCTTGGCATGGCATGACAAGCCGGAGGGCGACTGGATGAATGTGGAGTTCGATAAACCACTGAACCGTTCGGATCAGCCGCAGCCGACCATAAAGCTGACCGAAGTGCAGGACAACACAAAGCCTGCCTGTGATGGCTGATGCGCAAAGTGTGGGGGTGTACTGAAATGAGTGCTGCATTATTCGATCTGGACAATGATGGAACGCTGGAAATCCTCATATCCAGAGCAAATATCAAGAAGATAACACGGGTGACGGTTGCAGAGCCGGGCAGGAAAACGGCAAAAATCTTCCTTCCAGATGTACCGCCGCTGGAATCAGAATGGGAGCTGAATCCAGGACGGTGCACCTGTGAGCATTTCCGCTGCAAGAAATGCCATTTCATCAACTGTGTGGCCATTAAATACTGCGGCGAGTGCGGGGCAAGGATGAAAAATGCGGGCGTAAAGCCGGAAGATTTGCCTCTTCCGGCGCTCGATGAAAGGTGAAATTTAATGAGAAAAAACGGAGCAATGTTTATCTGCAACCGGTGCAGAAAGCAGGTGTTCGCGGAACGGTTCGACGATGGTGTATTTGACCAGAAAGCATTGGATGGTTGGGCGCTTGAAATGAGAAACATCCATGGAATCGGAGATCTGTGCCCGGAGTGCTACAAAGTGTACCGCGAAACGATGGATCGTTTTTATGAAGGTGGCCGACATGGAGGGTAAGACAGATAACTCCCAGAAAAAGGAAGAACACGATTCTTTGAAACCTGCAAGGGATGCCATTGCAACTGCTATGCGGGCCGCCCAATTTGCGAAAGCGACCGGCACCCCACTGCCGAAACCACTTAAATGGCAGCGTGAATTCTATGACGCTACCGGTGTGTTTCCATACGGCTGGTATGAGTGCCCGGTATGCGGGTACAGGACAGATTGGGAACCGCACGCCTGTCCGATTTGCCACACACTGCTAGAACCGTGACGAAAGGAACACAGGATGATGGAACCTGAAAGAACCTGCTGCACCTGCCGCTGGCATGAGGGCTACACCTGGGTATGCTTCAACGGCAATTCTCCGAACCGTGCCGACTTCACTGACCCGGAGGACACCTGCGAGTGCTGGAAAGTGAGAACGGAAGAAAACAGCATCGGTGACTACGAAGTAAACTAATCAAGCTCTAATCAAGAATTAAGCAAGCCCGTCGTTAAATTGCCGCTCTGACGAGGCGGCAAGGGGCTTGTATGTGTAACTTAATCTAGCGACCACAGGAGAACACAAGCCGGGGAAAGCGGGGGTCAAGGGGGAGAAAACGAGGGCGGGTCTGTATGGCTTGAAGGAATGAGAAACTTAAAAAGACCTGCCCGGCGTTGTATTCCCCTTGTCCTGCGAAGCCATGTGTGTTTGGTTCACAGAAAAGAAAATCCCAGTAGAGCTTTGCGGAAGGAGGAAGTGAACGGTGCGGGCATGGTACATTCGGGAGCAGAGACACATTCTTGGAACGTCCGATTATGCAGAAGTGGATCTCTTTGAAACAACGGACAAAGAGCATACCGCATCCACTCGCCGCAAAAGAGAACTGGCAACCTCCATTGCGCAGCAGAAGTATAACGACATGATAGCAAGGCGGTATTTCTGCCAGCTGGCCTATACGAATTTCGGGGAAAGCGACTGGGCAGCCACGTTTACATACGACCACGACCACCAGCCAGCGCCCGGAGATTTTGACCAGGTAGACCGGGACTGGACGAATTTTACCCGCCGCTTGAAGCGCTTCTGCAAAAAGATGGGTCGAGAAGCATCCAAGTGGATGCAGGTTGCAGAGTACAGCGTGGTGGACGAGGACGGGAAAGTTACCGGCAGACACCACCATCATGTGATCCTGCAAGGCAATCTGACATGGCAGGAGATCAAGGACTTGTGGCGGGACAGCACCGGGCGGCCGATGGGACTTGTGAAAGTTGAGCCTATCGACCTGACCTGTTCCAGTTTTGAACGCCTGACAACCTACATGACGAAAGCCCGCGCCCGTATCCGGCGCTGGCGGCAGAGCCAAGGGCTGCAAAAACCGAAAACCCCGCGCCCGAACGACACCAGATGGAGCCGCAAGCGCTTTGACGAAGCGTTTGCCCTGCCGGATGATCGTGAATACTGGGAGAAAAAATACCCCGGTTATACCCTGCGCGAGTGCGAACAGCACATCACGGGGAACAACACCAAGCACCTGATCGTGAAACTAAAAAAGAAGCCGGCCACCCGGCGGAAGAACAGGAGGAACCAGCCATGAGCGCCAGACTGGAACTGGACGACCTGCCGCCACGCTACCGGGCACAGGCGGAAAAGCAGCTTGCACAGAGAAGGTGCGGGGGCAAAGCTGCACCTGCATCGTTGGAAGCCGCTGTGAATGCCGCCAGATCGACCGGACACGAGTTTGACAGCCGGGGCGAGTATGACTACTACATGGGAACTGTTCTGCCCAAAGTCCAGAGTGGCGAGGTCGTGAAGGTAGAGCTGCACCGCAGGTTTACTATGCTGCCGGAAAAAGAATACGGCAATGTGAAGCTCCCGGCGGCGCACTATACCCCGGATTTTGTGCTGACCTATGCTGATGGCACGGTTGAGGTGGTGGAAGTGAAAAGCAAATTCACCCGGCGGCAGCAGCGTGATTACATCCACCGCCGCCGTATGTTTATCGATCTTGTGGCAGAACCGCAGCACTGGCGGTTTATTGAGCATATCACGCCAGATACGGCGGAAGAAATCAGAAAGTGGAAGCGCCTGGCCGAACAGGCGGGAAAGGATTCATCATGGGAAAAAGCAGGGCAAGGATGCCAGCATTCTACCGGCAGAGCATCCAGAATGCAGTGAATCAGCAAATCAACATCGGCAAGTCGAAGCACCGCACGACGCTGAACCGTGAGGCAATCGGGCAGGTCGTTTCGTACTGCGCAGTTGCCGCAGCACATGATCTCTGGGACTGGGGCGAGAAAGAATCTACGCTCCTGACCTTGAAGATGAACAATGCTGCATCCAGGTATATCATGGATCACGACAAGTACGGTACACCGGAAGCCCTCAAGCGGCTGGAAGCACGCACTGCCCACCTGATGCCGGAAGAATTTTGGCTCCCGGCGGGTGGTCTGGTAGGCTCTGAAAAAAAGCTGCGTGTTCTGGCTGAACGCCGGGACGCTGCAAAGATGATCGTTCGTTTCTTTGCGGAATCACTGGAAGAAATGGAATATACCCCTGAACAAATTGAGGCCGTGAAGGAAGAAATCAAGAAAAATTACCAGCAGTTCCTCGGCTGGGTGGACGATGGCGGAGAAGAATTTGCCTATGATCGTCTGCGCCGGGTCATTGAGGACATTTACGGCGTGGGTGCCATGGTGGAGCGCGTCAAGGGTGAAGAACCCGTTTTCGGAGAACCCCTTTTCAAGAAAGATTTTTGATTTTTTGGGAGGACTGAGCAGTGAAAGTACACGAGGCGGAGGCAATCTTGAAATATTATGCGGACATCCCGCAGCGGATAGAGATCATCCGCCGTCAGTGCACCGCACTGAGCGATGAAGTGGACCCTATGCGGGGAATGGGCACCGATGGAATGCCCCGTGGTGGAACGCCTGGGGACAGCACGGCGGCGATGGCCTGCCGGATGGATGAACTGGGCATTGGAGACCAACTGCGTCAGCTGGAACGGCAGCGGGCTGTGTTGCTGGAAGATCAGAACATTATCCGAGGACAAATGAACCGGCTGGACAGTGGCCACAATCTAATTTTAACGGAGTTCTACATCAGCCACAAAAAATGGCACGAAGTACAGCAGAAAGTTCCATACAGTGTGCAGCACTTGAAGTACCTGCGAAACGTCGCTCTTGCACAGCTGGGAAGGAACCTGGAACGGCTCCCGGAGTGCGCCGCTTTATTATCGCGTGCGTTAAACACGCGCGAGGGACAGCGCCGAGCGGATGCCTGGGCGGAGGGTGACATTCTCTTATAGGCAAGGCTGCCTGCGGAACTTCATGTGCAGGCGCTTCCGCAAAATCGTGTCCGATGGTCGTAGAAAAACAAACACGACTACCCCAAAAATCTGAAAACAGGCATAGAAATAACCCGGCGGGCAGTTGGCCTACCGGGTTTCGTGCAAAGGAGGACAAAGTTATGGGAAAGAAGCATAAAAACAAGGTTCGGGTGCTGCCCGGAAGGATGTATAGGCTGGTGCGGAGTGACAGGAGCGTATACTGTGACGCAGAGAACGCGCTCAGAACCTGCTTTATCGAAGAAACCAAAGAGCAGCAGGCCGCACGGGAAGAGGGCGAACTGTGCCGGTTCGTGAGGATGGCACCGGATGGTGACGTTGAACTGATTTCAAACGCAGGAAACGTAGTCCGTTTCAAAAACGCAGAAGATCTTACGAAAACGCTGCGTTTCGCAAAAGATGTGCTGAGGGTTACGGAGGCCTTGAAAAATGGGAATCAAAATTGAACTGACCGATGATAAAATTATTGAACCGTCTGGCGGAATAGCAATGTTTGACCTTCCGGGCGGAGAATTTCCGGGGAACGAGGATGTGCTGTTTGATCTGCGCTGGTCTGTGATTCCACGGAGAGAGGGCGGAATTGAAGTCTTTGGAGGAAATGATGGCAAAATAGTCCTGGAATCGGAAGAAGAGGTAAAGGATCTGTGCGAAGCTATGATACGTCAAATTAGAGTAAAACCGATATTCTCGGATTCAGGAGAGCCGCTGCTGGACTGTCAATCTGAAAGGCGGGCAGCTGAACCGGATTTACGCGAAGGAGGACAAAGTGAAGATCAAAATTGAGATTGACAGCGGCATGATAAGCCCGCGAGAATATGCCGTTAGAACCATCGCAAAAGAAATCGTGAAAACTGGAATCAAAGAAAAGCAGATCTGGCACAACGAAGCAGCAATCCAAACCGAATTGGAAAATGCAGAGGTAGGAAGGCTCGTCAGGTGTTGGTTAAAAAATGTTTGGCCGCTTCCACAGCTACGTTCTTTGCAATCTCGATTATCACATCTGCGCTGAAAGAGCCGGCCTTTTTGGCAACGCTTTTGACCTTTTCCCAGTTCGTATCAGACCGAATGTTTTCAAGAAATCTATGCCCATCAGGCGTAATGCGGGAAATGGGAATGCGATAAGTGTCTTTCGAGAAAAGCGTTTCAACAAACCCGGATTTGACGCAATACTCAACGGCGTAAAAGAGATCGTCGTTGTCGTAGGTCTTTTCAAGTTCAAGCTGGTAGGCTGGCGGTGTTTCCGGGTCATCCAGCAGGAAGTCGTTCACATTGTTTTTCTGGTAAGAAATGAAATAGCAATAGTGGTTATAGTCTGTGTACTCTTCTGCGCAAAGCATAACGGCGCGGACGCAATCCATGTTTAACTTCATACAAACCATCCTTTCAACACCATAAGCCCGTCAGGTCATCGACCCGGCGGGCTTTTTGAATTTCGTGATTTACTTTTCGTGTGGCGGCTGGTCATCCGGCGGAGCGTTGCGCTTGATGATGATCTGCGGTTCGTTCGGATCCCGGCCTTCCTCTTTGGCGTTCTGGGCGATTTCGTCCATCAGACCGACAGGAAAACCGTTTTCGTCGAGCGGCCCATCGTAACCGGTGAAGTCAACGACGTTCACGCAGGGCGGTTCGGGGATGGTTTTGTAGTATCTGCCGTCCTCATAGTTCTGATCCGTGACCCGGTTCCAGTAACCAATGTCTCCGTGCTGCTCCTGGGCGGCTTCCATCGCTTCCCGTGCCTGCTCTTCGGTCAATCCGTCGAACAAGAGCCGGGAGCCATCGGCAAAGGCCGCAACCAGCCGCCAAGGGGCGAAAAACTCTGCATCTTTCGTAGAAATGCCTCCTTCTGGGCAGTTAAGCCCCTAAATTGTAGGTTTTGTATCAAAAAGGCGGGTTAAATATGCCGAAATATCATCTTTAGCAGAAAAAGATGAAGTTTCGTTGTCAGGATTTCGATTTCGTGGGGGTGTACCCATTCAGGCAGCGATTGAAACCGCGTTTCGTGAGGGCATCGGTAACTCTGTCCTCTGGGAAGTAGTAAGTAGAACCGTCTGCCGCAGGAACAGCCCCAGCGGGATGCTCTGCGCCGGTGTACCAGTCCGTTTCCGTGTCGTACTTGCGATGCAGGTACTTGTAAACGTCGCGCTGGGCTTTGTCGAATACCTCCACGAAAGAGAAGGATGCACAAGGCGGCATCTCTTTTGCCAGCATGGGTGCGTTCTGCGCCAGCCATGCAGCCATTACGGTTTTAGCTGCGTTTCGTTTTGGCTTGCCTTCCCGGTGCACCAGATCCAGCAGCTGCACAACAAAGGGCTTTGGCAGGTCGTTCAGCACTTCTTCCAGCGGGTAAGGATTTTCGTGCAGGAGCGGCGAGGTGCGCAGTTCCGGCACAAGATCCAGTTCGTGACAGGTTACGGGCTTCTGACGGTCGTCCACGCGCTCACTGGTGCGGGAAAGCATTTCCTTGATTGCATTCTGTGCCGCGTCGGAAAGCTGCTCCACCAGAGCAACACTGTCTGCAAAGCTGATCTGCGCCTCGTTTCGTTCGCCGGTGCTGCGCCCGGTCTTGTATGCAGTGTCGATGATGCCAAGCTCCATAGCCAGCCGGAAAATGTGCTTGCAGGGCTTTTTGCGCTTTACAAAATCGTTGCAGGTGCAGCTTGCAAGGCTGGTCTGGTACGGCTCTTTGCCGGATCCATAGAAAACCCCGGTTTCGTGTTCCTTGTCCACAGAAAGCGGACTGGTCTTGCTCTGCTGGGCGCTGGCAAGGCGCTTTTCTTCGTCAGTGTCTGCGGGATGCTCTGTCCAGGGACCGAAGGCGGGAATCATAGTCATAACGGGAAACCTCCTTTTCGTGTTTCGTTACTGTCATGATAGAGCAAAACGCAAATAAAAGCAATAAATTAGAACAAGATTTCGTGACGGGATGCAAGAATAACCCCGGCGGGCTGCCGGGGCTGGCTGTCAAAACGGCAGGCCGGTATAGTTGCGCATGGAAATGGCATCGGCGGCGGGAACCAGCATATTAAGAAGCTGCCGGTATAAAGCCGGGTTTGCTACACGCTGGGCACGGAAGTCCTCTAGGAATTGCGCCTGTGCTGCCAGATCGGCCAGATTTTCGTCATCTACGTTGTAACACTGGCATTGATCCGGCCCAGCGGAGTATATCCAACATCGAACCATGAAAATACCTCCTTTCTGTTTCGCGATGTTCCCGACGTAAATGTCGGGAAGATGGGGCGGGGCCGCTTTGACCGGTGTGACCCTGCCGGGGCTTCCGGGCCCGTGTTCAGGCGTGGACGGCGGGCAGAGCTGCCAGATCGGCGAGGCGGGGCACGGTCAAGTGGTGACGTTCTGTCACCGATTCAGGGCGCTGGATCTGGGCAGCGTGCTCTGCGGCGGCTTCGATGATCTCCGTCATCCGCTTTGCGGCTTCCTCCGGCGTGGTGAAGTTCTCGACTTCGCGGATGTGGGTCTTGCTGATCCGGTCGGACCAGTCGATCAGGCGGGCGGGGTCAAAGCTGACCGGCTGCACGGTGATCTTGCAGGTGGTGGGCTTGCCGTTGGTGTAGTAGTCGGCGGTGACGATGTAGGCGATCTGGGTGGTGGTGTTCTGGTTCTTCATGGTTGTTACTCCTTTTCGTTCTGTATTTCGTGCTGATACTCCCGGCGGCCTGCCGGATGGGCTGTTACCCATGAGCGCCCGCCCCGGTCTGGGGCGGCTGGGCTTGCACCAGCGGCAGCGGGAACGCTGTCGGCCTTGCGGGTTTCGTGTCAGGAGTTCAGCTGTAAAAACGTGCTCTGCGTGGGGATCAGGTGCCGGGTGAGGGTGTCGGTGTAGCTGGCCTCCCCTTCGTAGCTGTCAACCACCCGGCGGTCTGCGGCGGCCATATCGTGATAGCTCTTTTTGCCGTAGGTGGGCGGCAGCCAGCCTTTGCGCTGTCCGGCGTAGAGGTTGAAGGACTTCAAAACGTCCGTGTTCGTAAACTCGATGTGGCAGGTGCCTTTCTTGTAAAACGTGGCGGTGAAATAGTGTAGCTGGATCTTCTGGGTCTGGCCGCTCTTTTCGGCGGCATCCAGGACGGTGCGGAGTTCGTCTCCGCTGTAGGGCTTGCCGTTCGTGTCCAGGAAGTGCAGCACCCGCTCAATCTGGGCCATCTTTTCGTTGACGTTCCAGCGGGGGTAGAAACGCCCATCGTATGTATCAAAGGCATTGCAGCGGAAAATGACCTTGCGGTTGATCTTGTACGCGGAGTTCGTGCACCAGCCGTTGTAATAATGCACGTTCTTGCTGTACTCGTCGTTATAATGCAGGTTCGTCCAGTCGTCGAACAGCTTTATAATTTCGTGGTCGATGCTGGAAAGAAGATTTCGTGAAATTTCTTCCCGGACGGTCAGAATGTTGTACGCGCTGAAGTCGTAGCCTTCAAGCTCTTTGATTCGCTTCTGGTAATCCTGCTGCATTTCGTAGGTCATCGCATCGAACAGCTGCGGCATTTCAAACAGCTGTTTCCAGTACATCCCGCGCAGTTCCCGGATAGCGTCGTTATAAGATTTCGTGAAAGCCATCACGGGGTTTTCTTTCTTACCAGTGCCGGCAGAGGAAAACAACGACTTGATTCCGTTGTACTCTTCATAGATCCGGCGCACACCCTCTGCGGCGGCGTTGTACCGCTCAATGGCTGCTGTGATGGGGTCGGAAGATACCAGGGCGGCAAACTCCGGGTTTTCTTTCAAACGCTCTGCGGTTTCGTTTTTCAGATCCAGCCGGATCCGGCTCACCGGCTCCCGGTCGGGAATGTCCACCGACACAAGCGCCACCTCCACGCGGGCGGCGCGGCGGGCGTTCTTGAAAGCGTCCGGGTAATACTTCACTGTTGCGTGCAGCGCTTCCAGCCGTGCGGCCAGCTCTTTCCGTTCGTTGGTGCAGGGGTTGCGCAGGGTTTCGGCGTTGAGCAGACAGCGGATTTTGCCGCCGTCCTGCATGACATCCAGCGCTTTGAGCAGGTGCGCGGCACCGGCGGAGAAAGGCGGATTCATGACGATTGCGGCGTATTTCGTGGTGGGGCGGAAGGTCAGAAAGTTATCATGCACCACCCGAAAACCGTCTTTCTTCAGCACGGCGCGGAAATCGCTGGAAAGCTCGATGCAGTCAAGCTCCGCGCTTCGTGCCTTTCCCTTGTCGTATTGGTCAACCTCGCCGGTCTTATAGTCGTGGTGGACGTTGAACGCCAGAGCGTGGACCTGACGCGCAAGCGCTCCATCACCGGCGGACGGTTCAAGGATGGGTTTCGGGTAGGTGGTGAACCCGGATTTTACTTCCCGCAGGGAGAAAACCATATCAAAGGCCAGGCTGTCCGGCGTGGGGTAGAAGTCCAGGGAATCGTTTGGGGTGGTCATCGTGTAAACCTCTTTTCGTATTTCGTGATATGCCCGGCGGAATGCTGAGCGGTGGGGCTGGGCCGCTTTATCCGGTGCGGACCCTGCCAGGGCATCCGGTGCAGGTCATGCAAACAGGCGGTTGCATACCTGCTGTATTTCGTCGTTCGCCTTCATCGGGGCAATGAGCACGGCCACGGCGGCGCGTTTTGGGTCTGCGGTGTCAGTTGCCAGGATGGGCGCAAGCGGGTTGTTGCTGCCGTGGTAAACAAATTCGTGATGATCCACAAAAGCGTCATACTCCGAATTTATCATGATGGGCCGGGATCCATCGCGGAACATTCGGAACGTGCCCCAGACCTTGCCCTTCATCTCGACTTCCTGCAAAAGAGAAGTGCGCTTGACCTCTTCTTTGCAGTTGCCGAGCTTCTGGAACATCTGCGCGGCGGTCAGCTGGTGCGGATCGTTGACCACAAACCCGGCATCACTGGAAACGATGGTCACGCCGTCGGCGGGTGCGTCCTGCATGGTCACGGGCTGGATAACATCCCGGTAAAGGATGGCGGGCAGCTTGAACGCTGCATAGCCGGTGATGATGTACACGCTGCCGCTCTGGCAGGTGATCCGAACGGCGTTGCGGCTTTTTGCCTGCCCTTTCAGATAGGCGGTGATCTTCTTCACGTTCAGCCCGGCGGGGGTGCTGGTTGCTCTTTTCATATTGCAAAAACTCCTTTTCGTTTTCGTTCTGTTTTTCGTGCCCGGTGCGCTGCCGGGGTAGTGGGGCGGGGTTGCTTTGCCCGGTGCAGCCCTGCCAAAATATCCGGTTTCGTGGTGGTGGGTCATGCCAGCAGCCCGGCGGCGATGCTTTCAAAGTCCAGCTGTTTCACGGGCGCTTCATCCGGCACGGCTACGGCGGCGGGGGGCCGCCTTGCGGCCTCTC